ATTTTGTTAGAGGAAAGAGAAACAATTACAAACTCTGGTGATAGAGAAGCTTACAATCTACATATACAAAACTATCCATTAACTGTTCAAGAAGCATTTTTAAATACAAAAACTGCAAGATTTGATAACTCATTACTTAATGCACAGCGATCAAGAATTTTAAGTAGTAAAGATTATAGAAGTCAAATTCAACAAGGTTTTTTAGATTGGGAGTTTAATGAGCAAGAAGAATTTATTGTAAGATGGCGACCACATCCAGAAGGTCCTTATAAAATATTACATCATCCTGAACCAGAATATAAAGATTTAGATATAGGTGGAATTGACTCTTATGATCAAGATCAAGCAGGTGCGTCAGACTCTTTGGGAAGTGCAATAATTTATCGTAGATTTGTAGACACGGAAAGTGCAAGCGATTATGTTGTAGCGGAATACACAGATCGTCCTGCGAAAAAAGAAGATTTTTGGGACGGATGTCTCAAATTAGCTATATACTACAATGCAAAAATGCTAGTAGAATATACTAAGATAGGAATTTTGGATTACTTTAAAAGAATGAATGCTTTGAAGTATCTAAAAGAAAAACCAGAGTCTGCACATAATCCTGGAACTAAAACTAGAAACAGGTATGGTGTGCATATGAACAAACAAGTCAAATCGTTAATGGAAGATTTAATGGATGACTATATAAGGGAGAATGTAGAAGATATTTGGTTTTTAGATCTTATTGAAGAGCTTGCATCTTACGGAACAAAAAATACTGACCGAGCTATAGCTTTTGGTCTTTGTCTTGTGCATAATGTAGATAATTACAGAATACAAGCTAAGACAATAGAAGCAGAACAGGCAGATATAGGTTTTAAGTATTATAGGTTAGATAGAAATGGTGTACCAAAACTGATATAATAATGGATTACAAACAATCAATATTTCCACCGCAATTTGTTTTAGAGTCAGAAAAAACAGAGGAATGGGCTAATAAATGGGTAGATGCAGTTGTGTCTTATATGGCATATGTAGATTCTCCATATCATAATTCAAGATTAAACGATATACAAAACTACAACATCTACAACGGAAGTTTAGAGTTGCAAGATTTTAAATATATTACAGAGCAGTATGGTATGGCTTACCCAGCAAGACTTGTAAACTATCCTATTATATCACCAAAGATTGATCTTTTAGTTGGAGAAGAGCTAAGAAGACCGATGGATATTAAAGTATCAACTACAAACAAGGAAGCTGTACTTAGAAAAGAAGATGTAAAAGTTAATTTAATTATGAAAAAATTAACAGAAGAAATACATCAAGAATTTAAAGACGCAACTGGTATTGCTTTACCAGCAATAACAGAAATGGAAATACCAGAAGATATTGATCTATATATGAGATACAATTATCGTGAAATGGTAGAAGAAACTGCACAAGATGGATTGGAATATCTTATGCAAAAATATCACTACAGAGATATATTTAAAGAAGGCTTTAGGGATTTACTTGTAACTGGTAAAGAGTTTTTCAAAGTATATGATCACAATGGAGATCCGTATGTAAGGCGTGTAGATCCAAGAAGTGTTGTGTATGAAATAAATTCTAACTCAGATTATTTAGATGATGCATCATGGGTAGGTGAAGAAAGATACTTATCATATAGTGAAATACTTGATGAGTTTAGAGATGAGCTTACAAGAGAAGATCTAGAAGAATTATCAGCTATGTATCAGATAGGGGGTTATGATGATTTATCTGCATACAACAGTCAGTTCGATTGGATTGATTATCAAGAAGGACAAGAGGTTAAAATACGTGTTGTGTCAGTAGAATGGAAATCTATTAAAACACTTAAGTTTAAAGTATCTGAAAATAAATTTAACCCAGAAAAACCATTTATGAAAGCTGTAGCTGATGACTACAAGCCTCGTAGAAGAGAACAATTAGTTACAAGATATGTAGATGATATTTGGGAAGCTACAAAAATTGGTGGTAAAATATTAGTAAGAGCTAGACGTAGACCAAATCAAGTTAGATCCGTAGATGATGCAGGTAGTACGCAACTTTCTTATGTAGGATGTGTACGAAACAATACAACAGGTAGAGCTGTATCTATGGTGGATCTACTTAAAAATATACAGATGCTTTACAATATTGTAATGTATCAAATAGAACTGGCTATGGCTAGATCTGGTGGTAAGGCTGTAGTATATGACGTATCTCAGCTACCAACAAATTTAGGTATGGATATGCAAACTGTACTTTATCATTTAAAAACAGATGGTATTATACCAATCAATTCTAAAGAAGAAGGTAATCAGTTAGCATCATTTAATCAATTCCAACAAATAGACTTTACATTATCTAACTCTGTACAGCAGCTTATCAATCTTAAAATGATGTTAGAGCAAACAGCTGGACAAATATCTGGCGTATCACCTCAACGTGAAGGTGCTGTTGGTCAATATGAATATGTAGGAAACGTACAGCGTAGTGTTGTGCAATCTGCTACTATTACTGAAAGTTGGTTCTACTCACATTCACAAGTTAAGAAAAGAGTATTTGAAAAAGTTTGTAATCTTATGAAAGTGTCTTGGGCTAATGGTAAAAAGTCATCATACATATTAGCTGATGGTGCGTATAAATTTTTATCTATTATGCCAGATGTTTCATTACAAGACTATGGTATATTTATTGGAGATTCTGGTAAAGATGATGCTATGCGTCAACAACTACAAGGTATTGCGCAAGCTGCTTTACAAGGTGGCCAGGCTACATTACTTGATATTATAAAAGTAATAAAGGCGGATACTTTTACAGAAGCAGAACACATACTTGAACGTGCTATGGAAGAGATTAAGAAAGAACAAGCTGGACAGGCACAACAACAACAAGCTATGATGGAGGCACAACAAGCTGCATCACAAGCTGAGTTTGAAAGACAGGTACAACTTGAACAAATTAAAAACCAAGCTAAAGTTGAGGTTGCTAGAATACAATCAGAAACAGATCTTAAAATAGCAGATATGAAAGATGATTTAGCTAGAGAGACAACTGATGTTGCACATAATGTTAAGAATAAACAAATATTTTTAACAAAAAGAATGGAAACAGATGAAAAGAAAAATTTAAGTAAAGCACAAAAAGAATCTGAAGAAACATCTGTTAGTCCACAGCGAAAAGAAAGAGTGCAAAATATAATTAAAAAATCTTAGTATATTTGCAAATTAGGGAACAAATTATAAAATTATGTCAGAAGAACAAACAAACTTAGTTGAGGAAGCAGCATCTGCAGAATCAACAACACAAGAACAAGAAACAGTAGAAACAGCAGCAACTGAATCAACTGAAGAAGCAAAGTTTGATCCATTAGCTTTTGCTAGTGATCAAATGATGGAACAATTTCAAGGAAAGTATAATGAGGAAGCTGCAGAAAAAGTAGAAAATGCACAATCAGAAGAAACAGAAGAATCGACTGATGGATTTTCTTGGGACAGTATTGAAACTGAACAAAAAGAACAAGCTCAACAGGTCCAAGAAGATGAAGACTGGGATGTCGATCCTCAGCCCGAAGTTGCTAAAAAAACTGAAAGCGTACAGGAGACTGGAGAATTAGACTGGTCTAAGTTTGCAAAAGAACTTGGAATACAAGGAGCGAGCAAAGAAGATATTATAAAGGCGTTAAATTCACCATTTGTTGATCAGCCAAATAATGAAGCTATTAGTAGAATGAATCAATATCTAAATATGAATGATAGAGAATTGATTGGAGCTGAAATGAAAACAGATGGTATGGAAGACTTCGAAATAGAAGAAGCTATTGATAAAATGGAAGATTCTGGAGTTATGAAACGTGAAGCTTATAGAATAAGAAGACAGCTTAAACAAGCTATCGAGCAAGAAAAAACAAAATTCTATAAGCAAAAACAAGAAGAAGAAATGTCGGCTAAAGAAAAAGTCGCAAGAAATAAAAAAGAATTACAAGGTCACTTAAAAGGTTTAGATACTTTTATGGGTGGTCGTGTAACTAAAGGCCAAGCGCAAGAGGCCTATAAGTATATTACGTCAGGTAAAATGGCTGAGGATATTTGGAACTCTCACGACAATGCTTCGGAGGTTGCTATGTTTATGCTATTTAAAGACAAATTTGCTAAAATTTTGCGTAATCAAGGTTTGGAAGATGGTAAAGCATCGATACTGAATGATATTACCTCACCAAGTCTTAGCAGCAAGTCAAGACCTAAAACTTCTGTAAAGAAAAGTGGATTTGATCCTGCTGCATTTATGAGAGAGTAGCTTTACAAATACAATAGGGCGATGCCCAAAGTTACGTGAAAATACTCTGGATAATAAAATAGTGTTTAATATTTAAAATTTAGAAAAAATGGCTAAGGTTTATACTGGAACTTATGGTTCTGGAACAACTCCTGAGAATGCTTTGAACACAGCACTATTGCAATACCCAGAGATTGCAAAAACGTTGATTCAACAGTATCCTCGTTATTCAGCGACTTACCTTATGGAAAGAACAGGTCGCTTTGCACAAGAAAAAGTCCTAGGTGATAACTCTTTCGAATGGAAGGTTATGGGACGTTATAACGCTCCAACACTTTCAGCTGGTTGGATTTCTACAGATGGTGTAACATTCGTAGGATCTACTGCTAATAGTGGTGCTTCAACTGCTTCAGGTACTGCGGTAGCTGCTGCTGATGCTGACGGAGACGTTATCTATTTAAGAGGTGATGGTGACACTTCAGGTCGTACACCAAATTTCTTAAACAAATTTGATATGGTTAGATTCCAATCTGGTGCTGTTGGTCTTGTATTAGAAGATCCAACTGCTTCAGCTGCACAATCTACTGCTAATGGTGGTATTACTGTAACATCTGCATCTTTTGATATTAAAATCGAAATGATTGATGGTACTGCTAATCCATTACAATTAACAGATATTCATGCAGATGCAATTTTTGCATCAATTGGTTCTGCCTTCCCTAACGGATCTAATGGATCTGATGTAGGTGAAAATTATGTATATCCTTCTACTTACAAAAATTACCTTACGACTTCTCGTAAGAAAATTTCTGTATCTGGAAAAGATATTACAGATATTATGTGGATTGAAAACAATGGACATCGTCTTTGGTATTTTACTAAAGAGCAAATGATGATGGATGAGTTTATGTATCAGCAAGAATTACAAAGATGGTATGGACGTAAGTCTATTACTAATGAGTCTTCTTCTGTAGCTCGTCCAAGTGCATTGACTTCTAGTCTTAGCGGAACTTCAGGAAGCATGGCTACTTCAGTTATTACTGGAGATGGTTTATTAGCTCAAATTGACTCTTCTAACCAAGCTACTTATACTTTAGGTGCTTTAACTGAAGACATTATTACTGAGTTTTTAGCTAAGTTATCTTTAAATACTACACAAGCTGAAGGAAATGAGTTTGTTGTATTTACTGGTACTGAAGGTCGTTTAGCATTCCACAAAGCAATGAAAGAATTAGTGATCGCTCCATCTGGATCGTTTACTGGTGGATCTATGGTAGGTGTAAATGGTGATGTTCAGCTTGGTGCTAACTTTACTTCTTACATGGCTATGGGTAATAAAATTACTATTGCTTACTGTCCTGTATTTGATGATGCGAATTTACATTCAACTGCATCAGGTACAAATGCTTTTGGTGACAACAGATTAAAAGAGTCTGCAAAAATGGTATTCCTTGATTTCGGTAGAACAAGTGGTGTTTCTAACATCGAGCTTGTTACTAAAGGAGCTGAAGGAACAAACCGTTCATTTATCAAGAAGTATGTAGCTGGTATGATTAATCCTTACGATCAATCATCTATGATGGCTGCAAATGCTGATGATAAGTTTGAAGCTCACGTTTTATCTGAGTCTGGAATTATAGTTCGTAACCCGTTATCTTGTGGAATCCTTTCCGCAGCATAACACAATACTTTAATATTATGGCTAAGAAAATGTTTTTTTTCCACACAGCAGATAATGACGCTGCTGCTTTTAATGTGGATCGTATATTCTCTGTAGAAAATGATGGAGATACATCTGTACACGTTAGTTTTGAGGGCTCACAAACTAATGGTGTAGTTGAATTAACTGTGACAGATGGTTTGGAAGACGAGGTGGTAAGAGTAATCGCTGATGCAGCATGCAGAGGCGGTCAAGGTTGTGTAACTATTGCTGATGACGTAACAAGTACGTATATTCATAGCGGTATTACAGCTGTAGGAACTATTACTCCTGGATCTTAATAACTGAATTTAACGATTAGAGAGGGGTGAAGTACAGAGTAACCCTTCAATAATCACTTAACTGGTATTAACGGAA